GGCCAGGTCGTCGGCTTCGCCCAGATCGAAAACCCAGCGCGGGCAGCGGCGCAGGCCGTCGACGCCGGGTTTGTTGAGGGCGATCAGCGGATAGACGAGGTCGCGCGTCAGCGTGCCGGCGATCTGGCGGGCGTCGGCGCGCTTGATGTCTTCGCGCACCTCGCCCTGCAGGTCGGCGACGCCGCTGCCCATGCCGGTCGCCTTGGCCTCGGCGCTCAGGACCTGGCCGAGAATGGCCTTGCTCTGCGCCCGTTCCGCCCAGTCGACCACTGAGAGATGCGGCGCGCTGTCGCCGCTGCCCGTCACCTTCTGTATTTCCAGTTCCATTTCCTTGGGCATGATGGCGCGGGCGTCATGCCCGAGCGCCGTCACCGCGCGCATCAGGCTTGATTTCTCGTCCGGCGTTGCGCCCTGGTAGTATTTTCCCAGGATGATCGGCAGGCCGTAGGTTTCGAGGAATTCGGCAAGGTCGCCGATCGAATAGGCCTTGTAGATGAACGGCCAGACCAGCACCCTGCAGATTCCCATGCGCTGCAGGTAGCCGGTGCGCGGCTTGATGTGCTGGTGCATGATCCAGCCGAACGGGATCGGCGCCGCGCCGTCGGCGCTGCCGTCGTTGAGGCGCATCTCGCGCCGGCTCGCCGACAGGCGGAACCAGGTCTGCGGGCGCGGGTGGAATTTCGGCAGCCATTCGCCGCCGTTGCGCGACCATTCGAGTTCGATCGGCGCGAAGCCGTGGCCGACGGCGTCCATCATCGTCAGGATCACGTCTTCCAGGTCATCGACCACGTCGCGCAGGATCTCTTCGACCCAGGCGGCCAGCGTCTTTTCCGCGGCGGTGGGGTTGGCCGGCGGCTCGATCGACCAGTCGAGCGTCAGCAGCGCGCCCTTGCGCTTGCCGAATTCGCAGCCGAGGTGCGCGTCGCGGTCGAGCATGTCGTCGAACAGCTCATGCTGCGCGACGATGTCGCCGGCGTCGGCCGCCCGCAGGATGCTGGCGGCACGCGCCGGGGTCAGGCCGTCGAGCTGGCTTTCCAGGTAGGTATTGGCGAGCGTCGCCACCCGGCTGGTCTGCGGTTCGGCGATGGCGGCCAGCGCGATCGGCTGGCCGAACTGGTCGAGAATTTTGGCCATGGTGGCTCCTAGAACATGCGGCGGCTGGCGTGGCCGGTGTCGTCGTGTCCGCGCCCGGCGGGGTGGCGGCGCGCCACTGACTCGAAGCCAAGGCACACCCCGGCAACCTCGCTGTGCATGGCGTAATCGGCCAGGAACAATGAAATGGCGAAGTCGCCGTGGCGCTGCAGCTTCTGGCCGTCTCCTCCCTGGGTCTTGGCCTTCGGGATCTTCGGTATTCCGTTGATTTTCTTGATCGCCCGCAGGTCGTCGCGGCACTGGCTGTCCTGCGGAAGCCCGTCGAGCGTCGCGTCCTCCAGGTGCGCCTTGAAGGCCGGCATCTTCTCCATGTAGAACTTTTCAGAGAGATGGACCTGCTCGATTCGGTCGTTCCCGTAGCGGTCCGCCGCATGCTCGGCGAGCTGGCCGCCGTTGCCGTTGGCGTCGAGCGCCCCGAAGCGGAAGCGCGGCAGGCGGTCGACCACATAGTCGAGGATCTGCTCCTGCTGTTTGTACGGACAGCCGGCCAGCTCGATGACCGCGGCCACCCGCTTGACGGTATCGCCACCCTCGGCGAGCGCGGTCAGAACCGAAAGGTCGCCGACCCGGGCGAAGTCGAAGCCGAAACCGTGCGGGCGCAGTTTGTCCAGCGCATTGAGGATGGGATCGAGGTGCTCGCGGCACACTTCGGCGACCTCGCGGGCGCGCACCGGCTCCGGTTGCAGGCTGAATTCCGGCTTCCATTTCATGCGCACCAGCGGCACGTCAGGCGCCATGCGCTGCTCGATCAGCGCCAGCGGCAGAAAGGCGCCGCCGCCCTGCGCGGGAATCACGTCAAGTTCTTCAGCGGCGTCGTCGCCGTAGAACTTGCGCACGCCGGCAACCCAGGTATCCTCGGCCGCGCGCGTCCATTCCACGCCCTTGCGCAGGCAGACGCGGCGGAACAGACCGTCGGCAACGGCGTCGGCAAAGGTGACGCGATGCACCGTTCCGCCGCGTTTGCCGGACCGGACTTCGTTGATCAGCTCGTTGAACGGGTTGTCGTCGCCGTCGTGGGTGCTGATGATGCGTACCTTGTCGCCCCACATCAGCATTGCCATCGCCGCCTTGATCAGGCCGGCGAGGTCGGGAGCGAAGGCCGCCTCATCGATGACGATGACGCCCTGCTTGCCGCGCAGGTTGGCCGGGCGGGAAGACAGCGCGACGATGCGCTTGCCGGACTTCGGGAAGTCGATCTTGTAGGTCTTGATCTGCTTGTCGCCGTCGTCGTGGAAGATGCCCTCCTCGACCTGCCCGGCGGCGAGGTCGAAAGCCCTGGCCCACAGGGCGCAGCCTTCAATGAACTCGATCGCCATGTCCTGCGTGGCGGAGATGTAGAACACGTTGCTGCCGTCGGCGCGCGAGGCGATCAGCACGTCGTCTGCTGCCTCCGCCCAGGTCAGGCCGATCCGCCGCGACTTCTCGGCGATCTTGAGTTGCGCGTCGTCGCCGATCCAGCGTTGCTGGTAGGGCAGCAGCGCGGCCGGCGGCGCGTTACCGGTGCCCGGCTGAACGCCGTCGAGGAGCGGGTTTTTAACACTCACGCGGCAATCCCGAGGATCATCTTGCGAATCTCCGCCGCGGCGCCATCGGACAACCCGCCCTTGCTCGCGAGCCGCTCCGCCTTGTCGGCAACCTCGGTCGCCTTGGCTTGCACCGCTGCCTTATATTGCTTCTGCACGATCGACGCCCGGGTCAGCGTCGCGATGTTCTTCGCTGCTTTGCTCATCAGGCCGAGGCGGTCTTCGGCACTCAGCTCACCGTCGCCGGCCTCCTGGATGGCGATGATCGACTCGAACATCTCGGTCTGCACCAGGGCGATGACCGCTTCGCTGCGCGCGTCCTGGTCGTCTCCGGCGGCTTCGGTGATCAATTTCGCCGCGTCCGTGCTGGCCTTGATCGCCGCCATGCGCCGCTCGATCTTCTGGCCGTAACGGTGGATGCTGCTCTTGCCGACGGTGTAGCCCTTGTCGCGCAGCAGCGCCTCCAGTTCCTCGTACCCGGAAAAGCCGCGCTCGGTCAGCGCCCGCTCAAGCCAGCGGCGAACCTCTTCCGGCAGCGCGGTGATGCTCGAGGCGCGTCCCATCAGTTGTCCCAGAGCTTGAGGGGGCGGTCGATGCCGGCGGAAACCTCGACGGTATATTCGGCGACATCGACCCCGCAGCGGGTGATGTCGGCGAACCAGGCGCCATGCGGGGTTTTGTTGAGTTCGACCAGCTCGCGGTCGGCGAGGTAGTCCAGCTCCCGCCGGATCTCCATTGGTGTCGCGTCGGGGTAGAGCGAGCGCATCACCGACAGGACGAAGGCCTCGCTGGTGGTGTAGGGCCGCGCCTTGTTGAGCGTGTTGAGGATGTTCCAGCGCATGCCCTCGCGGCGGATGCGTTCCATGTCAGGCATTGAGCGCCCCTTTCAGTTGTACCACTTCGATCTTGTTGTAAACGGCGTCGAGCTTGGCCTCGATGATCACCTGGCCGCGCACGTAGTCCTCGCGCCGAACATAGTTGAGTGGCAGGTCGGCCTGCCAGCGCAGGAAGTCGCGCTCGAGATCCTGCACCGCGTCGGCGTTGCGCCGCTCCTCGGTCAGGTGCTGCTCGAACAGGTCGCGCATCGCCTTCTGGCCCTCGGCGCGGGCGAGGTCATGCGCCTCGAAGCGCTCGGCCTGGCGGCGCTCGAACTGGTCGAGGAGGGCCTTTCCGAAGCCGGCGACACAGCCGAGAAAAGCCAAAAGCAGCGTGATGAGCTGCCAGAGCTCTAAGGAGACGATCATTTTCCGTTGTTCCACCTGATGAAAAACCCATGTTTCTCGATGTTTTCCTGGCATTCGACGCACAGGCGGACGCCGGGGATGGTCTGGCGCCGCATCTCTGGCAGCGGCTCGTCGCAGAGGTCGCAGTCGACGGCGCTGTCGGAGATCGTCTTGCCGGCCAGCCCGGCGCGCCGCGCCTGCGCCGCCAGCGCATCCTCGCGCTGCGCCTCCTCGATCTCGGTCGCGCGGTCGAAGACGTCGGTCATTCATCCCGCCCGTGACGCAGCCCGGTTTCGTAGCCGGAGCGCCAGATTTCCAGCCCGAGGCGCATCAGCACTGTCGCCAGTTCGCGGCTGTCCCCGACCGCCCAGCGCACGTCGTCACAGGCGGCTGCGGCCGCCTGCTTGATCACCCGCAACTGTGCGTCAGGGACCTCGCTCACGACAGCCGGAACCTTTCTAGACCGGGCAATTCACGCGCAGCACG